TATGAGTTATTGGAGTTAGAGAATGATAGACAGACAAGAAATACTAGCGAGGTTTAGTAAAGTCTATCAGAGTGGCACAGACCAATATCAATGCTTATGCCCTGTTCATGATGATAGAAATGCAAGTCTAGGATTAAAGTTTAAAGATGATAAAATGATAATGAATTGTTTTGCAGGTTGCTCTGCTGAATCTATATTAGAATCTATTGGATTAGATTGGAGTGATATTATGCCTAATACATTACATGAGGAATGGCGACCTAATGCTAATGGAACAGACATGATAAATGTAGCCAAAACAAAAATGAGATTTAACCCATTCGCTATCATGAAAAGTATGCGAGAGGATTACTTATACATAGCCCTATCTGCTTTTGAATTAAGAAATGGCAACACATTATCACAAGAAGATTTAGACAAGCTACATGCAATAACAATTAAACATGAGGAATTATATGAGTATCTCAGATAAGTTAGATAGACTTGTCATTAATGATGAGCAGATAGGAAACTATTTTGCACAAAGGGATTTATCAGAACATACTAAAATTAAAGCACCAAGTAATTATGGTGCTGATGTTATCAAGTATTTTAAGAATGATATGAATGGCGGAGTGCCATTACCCTTTGCTTATACAGATGACAAGTTTAGAATTAGAGAGGGTGAAACCACTATTATAACAGGGTATAGTGGGCATGGTAAAACAGCATGGCTATCTTATGTCATGTTAAAAACACTCAACTATGAGAAGAAAGTATTACTTGCTAGTTTTGAGATGTTACCTAAAGCAACACTTGGTCGCATGATAAAACAAACAGGTAACTATGACCCAACAGATGACGCTGTGTTGGATTTTGTAGACAGACTTGATGACAAGGTATATATCTATGACGCAGAGGGTGAAACCTCTGTTGATAAAGTCTTGTCTGTTATCTATTATGGTAGGGATAAGTTAGGTATAGATATATTTGTTATTGATTCGCTAATGAAGTGCGGTATTAACGAAGATGATTACAATAGGCAAAAGAAATTTGTCAATCAATTATGCGTGGCTAGTCGTGATTTAGGCATACATATCTTTCTAGTGGCACATAGTCGTAAGACAATACATGAGGGGAGTGAGCCAAGTAAGTTTGATGTGCTTGGCTCATCTAACATTACCAATCTAGCGGACAACTGTATTACAGTCTTTCGTAATAGAAAGAAAGAGGAAGTTATGAATGGTGATAATGAGGACAAGATTGAGGAAGCTAAAAAGTGGTATGATTGTAAGGTTTATATCAATAAACAACGGCATGGCAACGGCTTTGAGGGTTCTTTCGGTCTTTATTTTGATAAGCTAACTAACATCTATGGAGTGCATAAATATGACAACAGTCAACAAGTTTATAAAAGAGATGAAAACTTTATTCTCTGATATAGAATACAGAGCAACAAGTAAAGACGGACAGGTATTCAAGTCTAGCGGGTGGGATAAGGCTAATGAAAGAATACAAATGAGGTCAAGAAAAAAGTTTGACAAAAAGATTTAACTGTGTATAATAACAATATCATTAACTAGAAAGGGGTCTATGATGAGTGCAATCAACAATGAATTAGATTCAATTATCTTTGAACTAACAAAGATTACATCTGATTTAAAAGAACTAAACAAGGCGTTAGATAACCAAGACAAGATTATAAAAGCTAGAGATGTAGCTGATATAAGACTTTACAACATAACAAAATTACTTGATAATGGGAGTTAATCATGAGTAAGTTTGCAGAATTAAGAAAGATTGATGTTAGCCAATATGTAGAAAAAAAAGGTAAGTTCACTTATCTATCTTGGGCATGGGCGGTTGACCAATTACTACAACAAGATGAAAAAGCTACATGGCAATTCAGAGAGCCAACCATCTATCCTGACAATACCATGATGGTATGGTGTGATATACATGCTTTTGGAAAAACTATGACATCTTATTTGCCTGTTATGAATAACTTTAACAAGGCAATTAAGAATCCTGATGCTATGGCTGTGAATACAGCTATGCAAAGATGTTTAGCAAAAGGTATTAGTTTGCTAGGTATAGGGCTATATATTTATGCAGGTGAAGATGTGCCAGAGGGCGACCCTGCTGAAATATTATGGGAAACTTATGAGAAGCAAGGTAAAGAGGGTGCAACTGCTTACTATAAAAACTTAACTGAAGAAGAAAGAAAGCATTGTGAAAAAGTTATTGACAAAATAAGAAAGGATAGTAATGGAACAGAGAAGTGATGAGTGGTTTCAGGCAAGGCTAGGAAAAGTTACAGCTAGTCGTATATCAGATGTGTTAGCGACTACGAGAAATGGCGAAGCCGCTACTCGTAGCAATTACAGGATACAATTAGTAACTGAACGCTTGACTAATGAGGTTGCTAAAGGTTATGTGAATGAAGCTATGCAACATGGTATAGATACAGAAGATGAAGCTAGAGCTTTTTATATGTTTAGTAAAGCTGATGTGGAAGAAGTAGGATTAGTAGACCACCCAACAATTAAATGGGCAGGTGCTTCACCTGATGGATTAGTGGGTGATGATGGGCTGATAGAGATTAAATGTCCGCAACCTAATACACATACGCTAACATTAATTAATAGAGATGTTCCTCAAAAATATATGAATCAAATTATGTGGCAACTAGCGTGTTGCCCTGAAAGAAAGTGGGTTGACTTTGTATCCTATCAGCCCTCGTTTCCAAAGAATCTAAAGATGTTTGTTAAGCGAGTTAATCGTGATGACAAATATATCAAGCATCTTGAAGATGAAGTGCAGAAGTTCTTAACAGAAGTTGAGGACACCGTTCAATTTTTACAACAAGGAGTGCAGTAATATGGCTGAACAATATGATAACAACAATCGTTTTGCATTGTTTAAAAACAACAAGACCAAAGAAACACAACCTGATTACACAGGAACTGTTACGCTAGGCGGTAAGGAATTACGACTGTCTGCGTGGGTTAGAAAGAGTGATAAGGTTGGGGATTACTTAAGTGGTCAGGTATCTGAAAAGCAAGATGGTGGTTCTAAAAACTCTTTTGATAACATGCCTGACGAAGTTCCATTCTAAAGGAGGATATTATGTTTTCACAAGAGTGGCGAGATAAACTTATTGAAGCATCAACAGGTTGTTTAAAAGGAGTAGATTACAATGAGTTACCTAGAGATGTTAAGGTTAATGCTGAAAGAAAAGCAAGGAAAGTTTTATTTGAAATTGCTGAAGCTGAACCTGATAAGTTTACACCTGAAAGATTGCAAGAACTTTATTTAGAAATGGCTAAAGATAAAGCCAAAGTATTAAAAAGTGAACATGCTAAAAGACAGGAAAGAGTATTAGCAAGAAAAGAAAAGGGGGAATAATCCCCCTTTTACTTACTTGTTACAAACATACATTGTAACTTCAAAACCGAAACGCATTTCAGTTGCTGATGGTTTAGTCCACATAGTGTATCTCCTTTATTAGTTGATTCACTAGGTCGTTAGAGAGTATTAACAAGTCTAACTTGAAGTGTGCGTGTATTATACTATGTATGCTAATTAAAATCAATAAGAATGGAGTAAGTAAAATCATGAATATATTAGAACTAATGAATAAACCTAGAGACGAAATGACTGATGACGAAGTTGAGTTTATATGTCAGGCATTTAATAAATTATCTGCAAGTGGCACAGATTTTATAGAAGTATTAAAGTCTGAAAAAGGCATTGAGAATTTAGTAGATGAATTACAAAAAGTATCAGATAAAGGAGTTCATTAATGAAATGTATAGTTGCAATAGGAACATATACGGTTATAATATTAGCAATGATTTATTATGGCTACATGAATATGAATACAGACAAACATAACTATGAGTGTAAAAAGAATGTATTGTATAAGTCTGCTACACCTAGCAGTTATGTCTTTCTTAAAACATCAACAGAATGTTTTGACAGTAGGGAAGAGTTTGAAACAACAGTAAAGAAAACAAAATGACAGAGCAAGAGTTTAGAGCTTATGAAAAATTTTATTCTGCTATATTGGATAGAGCAATTAAAGATGTAACAGAAAAGCATGAATACGGTATAAA